AGACTTGTGACCTCTTGCCCATAAGAACCCGAAATAGCAAAAGCTCCAACAGCACCAGGCTGATCTTTATAGAAGTTAGGTCTTAAAAAGCCGTCTTCAATTATTTCCTCAGCACGATCTCTATATGTGTAGTGATAGTAATAGTCATTCTCTACTCGCATAAAGTAGAAGTCGTAAGGCATCACTCCACTTTCTGAACCTAAATACCTAAGTTTAGCTTTAGAAGACGCTTGCTTACCCTTAGAGATCATATCTTGTCTGTTAGACCCTGTTTTATCCCCATAACAGTCAACATATGGACGACAAGAAGCCTTCTCAGAGAAACCCATCTCGTCACAGGGTTTAGACTCACAATGCTCTTTATCCCACTTACGAGGCATCTTGTAAGTGGCAGAACTCTTTCTCAGAGAAGGGTTTCTGAGCATGGTGTCTCTTGTTCTGAAGTCTTTGTTTCTGCCCTTGTTGGGCTTGAACCCAAACCTCCTGTAAAACTTAGTCAAACGAGAAACAGAACTCGCACCAAAGTCTGTCGAGGGAGAAAGAGATAGCATAACCCCATGACCATCAGCCCAAGAAATAATCTGAAACATGACCTCTGACCCCAAGCCTTGCTTTCGGCTATCAGCGGGAATCTGAACTGTCATAATCCTGACAATGGGAGGCTCGTACTCGTCCCCACCCGATAAGAGGCTCGTCATCAAAACAAGACCTTGATAGCGACTCTCTAATCTTTCTTCTAGTGATCTCAGCGACTGCTCTAAAGTACCCGTCAGACCTGCTTTTCTTATCGCAGACCCGTTGTTAGTGAAACCACTATCATAAGGGATTACTCTCGCTGAACCACTACCACTATCATGCACATAGCCGAAGTCTTGACCCTCAGCAGGTGTTCTCCCATTGGCTTCTGCTCGATCAAGATTTCTATATTTCAGATTCGGAGAGTCAGGTGAGGGTCTGCCTATATTTCGAGCCACCTCGCCATTTGGCAAAGCACTGTGCGAGCTAGTGCCGTCAGGGTTCTCAGAAACAGAGACGGGTGAGCCATTTGAAAGAGAAGAAAGTGAGTCGGGAGGGGAAACTTCCCTGTAAAAGTCTGCGTGTTTTCTTCTCATATCTAGCCCCCCTAAAGATCACTCAAATGATCGAAATATATGTCATTAATCTTATCTGAAAACTTCAAATCAAGAGAAATGGGTATCTTAGTCTCTACTGAAATAGTGTGCCTCGCTCTACCATTAGCCCAATAAATCAAAGTCATCTCAAAAGAAATGCCAAGCTCGACCTCTGCTTGAAATGTTGGAACTTCTTTAAGGTCTATAACACTTATAAAGTGGATATTTCGATCAACGCTATCAATACGCCAAGAGAAGCTTTCACTTAGCCTTGGTACGGGTAAATTGATAAAGTTAAAAAGACCATTCTGATACTGATTCGGACCATGTGGGTAGTTGAGGGCATCGTCTACTTCTTTTTTGAAATCGTTAGAGTCTACTATTTCTTCCACCATAGAAAAGAGTTCTTTAGGGAAAGTAATCAAGTAAGCTTCCAACTCATTAGAAAGTATTCTTAATGACCGATTCAACGTCCAACGCATATCACTACCTTAAAGATCACTCAAGTAGTCGAAATAGATGTCATTGATCTCATCTGAGAACTTTAAGTCCACCTTCAAGGCTTCTGTTACCCGAAGTATGGGCTTATAGGTTGTGTCCTCTATTTCTATCCTAAAAGGTAAAGAAAGATGAAATAAGACACCAGCACTGAAAGTCGGGTCTGTCTCAGCTCTGACAACTCTAAGACCCTCTAGTTGGAGATTCTTGTGAGCCTTGATTTCTAAGAGGTGAGAACCTGTAATTTTAGGAAGACCCTCAATTCTAAGATTGTTCGCCCCAGGGCGAATAATCATACCTGTACGAGCTTTCGCTAGTGCATTTCTTAATGTGGTATCTACACGAGGGGCTAATACATCTCTCACCTCATCAGGAAATGAGTTAAAGTATTGTAGTAGCTCTCGCTTTAACTTGGTCGTACTCATTATAAAGCACTCATTAACACGCTTCTAATCTCAGAAGCAGGGTATCTATTTCTTCCGTCTTTAATCAGATCAAGAAGAACAGGTCTATACTTGGGGTTCTCGTAAGCAACTCTGACGAGAGCTTTCTTAGACAGAGCCTTTTGGATAGCTTCGTTCGCCTTAGCTTTCGCCTCATCGGAAACACCCTCAGCTTCCTCTGTCTCCTCAGAATCTTCCTCAGCTTCCTCTGTCTCCTCAGCTTCCTCTGTCTCCTCAGCTTCCTCTGTCTCCTCAGCTTCCTCAGAATCTTCCTCTATCTCCTCAGCTTCCTCTGTCTCCTCAGCTTCCTCAGCTTCCTCAGCTTCCTCTACCTCCTCAGCTTCCTCAGAATCTTCCTCAGCTTCCTCTGTCTCCTCTGTCTCCTCTGTCTCCTCAGAATCTTCCTCGTCTTCAACAACCTCACTCAAGTATTCTTCAAGAGCTTTGATTGCTTCAGCACCTTGCTCCTCTAAATCCTTGTTAAAGGCTTCTACGTCAAAGTTACCGTCATCTTGAATATATGGCTCAAGAGCTTCCAACTCATTTGGACCGATCTCTCCAAGATATTCAGAAATATTGTCAAGTAACTCGTCTACAGTAGCGTCAACATCGCTCGCAAGTTTGACTCTATCTGCGACTTCTGCACCCTTTTGTAAGACTTTAAGTCCTCCTCCAAGAGCTTTGAAAGCACCTCCTGCTATCCAAAGAGCACCCGAACCCACACCACCCATAGCGGCTTCACCTGCCCCCTTAAGAGCACCTACCCCTGCCGAACCTATTTTAGCCCCTGCCGTCTTCATCATACCCATACCGACTTTTTTACCTGCCATCATCATTGAACTCGCAGATTGGAAGTCTTGAACGCCTAAGCTTTGCATAGCTTGATTATAATGACCTTCATTCTTAGCTTTATCTTTTTCAAGTTGCTCAGAAATCTTTCCTACGGCTTCTGACATTATTTCGCCTGGTGTTCTTGAACCACTTAAGATCATGTTTCCGATACCATCTGAAAGCTCAGAAGCGGCTCCTAGACCTGCTTTAACACCCTCAGCTAAAAGTCGGCTCGCTCCTGCTAGGGCTTTCTTAGAGGTGTCTTTAATCGCACCTTTAATTCTGTCATTCCTTTGTTTTTTCCTAAGTTGCTCTACGAGCTTTTGAGCTTCTTGTCTTTTAGGGTGGTTTTTGTCCCCTGCATAAGAAATAAGAGTCTTTAAGGTAATCTCACCTCTACGACCATGTTTCCAAGGTACTTTGTAGCCTTTACCTAGAGCCTCAACTAAACCCTCACCTGCTTTGGTAGCGTCTCTCGCCGCATTATTCTCAGCGATTTCAGCATCTCTCTTTTTAGATCGCTCAGACCTTTGCTGATTCTTCTTCCTCTGTTGGTTCATACGCTTTCTTGTATCGGCAACTTTAATACAAGGTAAGACTAAACCTCTCAACTCAGGGTGAGCATACGCTAGTCTAATAGCCCTCGCTTTTAAACTAACTTCCGTACTTGCAACCCTACTTGTAAGGATAGGTAAAATTAAAGCTCGAACACCCTCATGTTCATAAGCTACTCGGATTAGTTCGCCTCTAAGTGAAATAGCAGTCATTTCTTAACCCCTTGTTCTTTGTCGTAACAGATATAGATTTGTTTCGTGAGCATTAGCCATAGACATCAAAAAGTCGTCCATACCTAAAGTGAGAGTGTTCATTTCTTTGAGAGATTTATAGATGTTCTTAAAGACAACCTGCAACGCTTCTTCAATGACTAAAGCTCTACGGATAGGGTCATTCTCTGCCTGTGCCTCAGCTACAGGTAAAAGAGTGTTCGCCATAATCTGAGCCTGCTCGACAGGAGCTACAGCCATCGCACCGTAAGTGCCTACGATCTTCTCTGCGAGGGTATCTATTTCCTCAATCAAAGACTCATAGATTCTCTCTAGTAATAGATGATCTCCATAGTAGCTCTGCCCCTTGACTTGCCAATGGCTTGTCCAATGAGCCCAATGTGCTCCTCTCAGAATAGCTAAGAGAACCTGTAAAGTAGGCAAGGAAATATCACGCTGACTAGCTTGCTTAGACCAAGTACCACCTAAGTCCCCATAAGCTTTTGAAGCCCACCCATTTGCATAGGCACTTGGGTATTTCTGAAACCCCTCACCATCTCTAACAGGAGAAACGCTAACCCCACCTTTTTCTACAGGAGTCTTACGTTCCCCTTTAGCAAGCTCTATAATTTGCCCCCACAGTTTAGGGTCGTTCGGAACATTCTTAGCAATTCTTTTCATTTCAGCTATTTCCTCTACAAAGTCATCAAAGTCCCATTCATCTTCTTCATCATTCCACTCGGCTTCCCAATAGAAGTCGTAAAGCGACATTTCATAAAGATCAGACTCATCGTTCTGATGACTGAGAATTATAAAAGAGGTACAAGGTGAAATACGCTCGACACAAAGAGGCATACCCTCAATAGAACACTCTAAAAGAAATGGGTACTCAAAGAACATTGAAGCTTTCTTGCCCATAGGCTTATACCTCTTGAGCCTTTGCTTATGTTTTCTTCTCCAAGTCTTCACTCTCTTTTTAATCTTAGCTTTGTTCTTGCGATAATATCTCTTTCTCGCCCTACGCAATTTCGTATAGTTCGAGTTCCTCAACTTCTTACGCTTACGTCTAGTTTTCTGTTGCTTGTGGGTACTTCTCGAACCAGGTCCACTTTGATAGCGAGGCTTCGCCATGATTTCTGACGATTCCATTTCCTCTGCCATTCTATCGAAGATGTCCACATTCTGAACCAAAGCCAAGGTGTCTTTCATCATTTCAGCTCTCTTGCTTCTGTTATTTTTTTGAGTTTGAGTAGAAGGACCTCCCTTAAACCGTTTATGCTGTTCAGGGTGCTCCCTCCTGCGTTTTTGATACCTCAGAATCAAGTGCTTATTTCTTTCGTAGTACCTCTTACGCATATTAATCTTTTTACTAAGGTTTTTACGCTTAGTTCTAGCCCGATTAACTTTGTATTCTCTCTTGAGCTGACCTTGCCACTTTCGTTGTCGAACCTTTGGTCTTCTCCAATTAATCTTAGCTCGACCCACACCTTCTCGGTTAGAAAAGTCGCCATCGTCTTCAAGGAAATAATCAAGGTCATCACCCTCTGATAAGTCCATTTCAAAAGCAGTTTTGAAGGTTCTCCTCGACAACCCTGTTGTATTCTTAGCGTCTATGTAAGGGTGTCCGTATTCATCTCCAGGAAGCCCTGAAGAACGAGGTCGCTGATGAAGTGGTTTCCCATCGGGTTGGTTCGGAATAGCATTAGGGTTCATCGGAGTATTATGATTAAGAGATGAACCTGCACTATCAGACGGAGTGTTAGAAACAGGTGGCCCTGCCCTTACCTCATCTCTGCCTTTAGGGTGTCCACTAGGTAAGGGTAAAACCCTGTCTCTCTGAGGCTTCCCGTCTTGGTAGTCAGCCCTGCTAGGTTCGGGTGTCGAAGTGTCGTTCTCTATTTGATCTTGACGAGTCTTACTTACCCATGTCTGTACGCCTGCAAGGTCTTGTATTAGTTGTCTCGCTACACGAGCTTCTGAACCCTCATTTACAGCTTGATAAAACAGACCCACAGCCTTGTCCCAATACTTCTTCTTAAAGTGTTTGAGCGATCTAAAGAAAGGTCTATTATTAATATACCTAGAAATAGTTCGATTGTCGGGGTTCGGGTGTTCGTCCTTAAAGCCCTCAACTTCGTCTAAGAGTCTTGTGTAGAATTCCACATCATCAAGGGCATGAAAGTTAGCTAAATTGGGGTCTAAGCCTAACTGCCTTAATTCATTACGGACTCTTCGCTCGCCTGCTTGGTCATGCTGTCTGAATCTTCGATCTCTCTTAGAGAAAGGCAACCCACCACTCTCAGCTAATAAGTTGCGTGTGGCTATTTCCTCTTGCACAGCATGAACTAACTCATGTCTAACAGTATCTTCAACAGCATCTAAATCTTGCTGACTATATTTCCGTTTGTCGGGCATAGTAATCAGAATATGGTGGTAATTCCCAACCATACTATGACTGCCCAAAACCCTAGAGTTTTGGAACTTAAAAGTTAGCTTTATTGGGTGGTTAAAGTCATTGTAAGTAACTTCTGCTTTAACGCCTAAATTTAAGTGGGTGTACTTGCTTATGAGATACTCTCTAGGAAGCTGAGATAAAGCTCGTTCAAAGCTGTCCTTATCTTCATAAGGTTCTCTTTCTTTCTTGAGTCTTAGTTGCTTCGTGACAAAAGAAAGAGCGGCAACAAGTAGTTGTACTGCTCTCTTACTCTCTCTGAGCTTCTCTAAGTCTCTATTAGAGTAAGGTTTGAATTCTATGTCGTGGAATCTTGTAATTTCCTCGACAAGCTTCAACCCGAACTTTGCATCTTCTTTAATTTGAACGTCTTCTGGATAATCCTCATAGTCGTTAAGAATGACTCTGAGAACATCGTGGTATTCGATACGAAAGCTATCAACAAGCTCAAAGAAATCCTCCATGTCAGCTTTTTCGTAGTTGTTCAGAACTTTAAGTATTTCTTCGTTTACTTCTTCAAGATATTCTATTTCTTCCATACCGACTGTGGTGCTGTATATACTACGAGTAACATGGTCAGCTAATACACCTTGAGCGATCTGTGTCACTAATCTGAAGAGTGCAGGTGGTGGCTTTACCAACCCTGCTTCTTTGTCTATGTGCTTTGCCATGCTAACCTACCTCAAAATATAAATGCTTCTTCTAAGAAAGGCTCACATAAATGGGATATGAAAAGATAAACCAACCCGACCATTATAAAGGAAATGGAATGAAAGCCATAGACGTAATCGAAGCCTATGATTTGAACTTTTCACTCGGCTCTGCCATCAAGTATATTCTGAGAGCAGGGTCTAAACCCAATGAGTCCTTTGAAGAGGACATCAGTAAAGCAATATGGTATCTCCAACGAGAAATGGAGCGTAAAAGCAATGAAGCTAACCCCTCAGAAAAACCCTAAGCACTTCATCTGTTGGCGATGTGGCAATACGCTTAAAGTATCTTGTCCGATGAGAAAAGACCTACCTTGTTTTACCCGTGTAGGAATGCACGAATACCATCTTGAGTCACCACAAGATACGAGCCAAAATTCTGAACAAGACCCTCTCTCTCAAAAGAAACCAACGCACCATATTGACTAGGGTCTGAAAGCTCTCTGCGAGAAATAGTAATCTCTTTGTCTCCATTCTCTATCTTCTCAGAAATGAGATCAGCAATCTCTTCCCAAAACTCACCTGAAGTACCTGCTTCTTTGGAGATCATTTCCGAGTTAATCATACGAGCCGCATGAGGTGCAGGATTATACTTAGAAGCAATATCTACAGTCTCACGATCACTATGGGGCAGTCGCTGACGGTAGAAATCAGCACCCATTGTAATAAGTGCATAATTAGTCTTATCTAAATGTCTCTCAAGGAGAGCAAGACTATCAGGAATAGAGAGAAATGTATCACCACAAAGGCGATAAACTTCTTCAATAGCAGGGGAATCTTTAAGAGCTTCAACCATCTGATTGACTGCTATTCTGATCTTATACGCTTCAACTCTAGCGTCTGAAACGCCCCCTGCTAAAATCGACCAAGAAGCTTGGCTTGAGGCTTTCTTATTTCTCATGGTTCTCTCCCTATCAAAAACTATTCAAGGAAGGGAATATATCAAGAGATTATTAAGCCTCAATCGCTTTCTTGATAGAGTTAACAACGCCCTTAGACTCTACAGCCATAATCGCTTCTAAGATTTCAGGGTGGTCACGATAAAGCTCAACAGCTAGGCTTGCTCGCTTCGTCCAATGGGGAGCCATATCCCAATCAATGCCTACAGGTAAAGACTTCACCTTTGAGGTATCCTTACCGACTGTGACAGCACCTTGTGTTGGCTGTACTTCACCATCAACAGCTGCAAGAATCTGAGCCGCCTCTAGTGCTTGGTCATCAACGGCAGGAGCTTCTTCCTCAAGAAGATCAATAAGTTCTAGCTCCTCATCGATTTCCTCAATCTGATCGTTGATCTCAGAAGCAATCTTCTCAACAGAAGCCTCAGTAGTAGACTCAGATTTCACAGCGTCACGAGAAAGGTTCTCTAGGCGAGAGATTTCAGAGCTTGCTTGTGACCCGTCAGAAATAACGGTCTTCTGCTTAGAAGCTGTCTTGATCTTGATCTTGCCCACTGACTCAGCACCTTGAGACTCAGCGATACCACCACCTGTCTCGGCACTAGAAGCGTTATTGATTGTCGCACCACTCTTATTCTCTACCTTAGAGACTGCGATCATATCATCGTCTTGTGACTCAACAACAATAGGGAACTTCTTTGTTTCCTCAGTCTTAGTGGGGTTGATCTCAGCGACAGACCTCTCCTCGTCATACACGGTGTCGATCTTCATTTCTTTCTTAGGGGGTGCAGGAGCTTCGACCACAGGCTCGGCAACAACAGTAGAAGCTGAAGCCTCTGTATGCTTCAACCAACCACGCTTAATGCCCGCCTTCAACTCAGGCATAACAGTCTCTTTCCCTGCAAACTTCAGAGTATAGCCATCAAACTCAACGAGATCGCCCTTAGAAAGATTTCTTTCCAAACGACCAAGATGAACAGTAGTTTGTGACTCAAAAGTTTGGAATGTTCCTCGAATGAACTCCATTGTGTTCTCCATTTCTTTCTTAAGTAGAAGATTGGTCAGTTATACCGACCTACATATAGTTTACATCATACTAAACAACAAGAAACTATTAAACTTCAGCCTCAGTCAACTTATTGAAAGAATCTCTGATCTCTTTGTCCTTAACACCAAAGATCAAGTCTCGTTTGTCACGATCTTTAAGTATATCTATTGACCTTTCAAACATTTTTGGTGTCTCAGACTCAAAAGCAGAAATAATCTCTTGTTCTGCGTATGCCTGCTCTAGTTCTCTCTGTATGAGTAGTAAAGAAATGCCTGCGTGTTTTGGCTCTGAAGCAAACTTACTCCTTAAATCTTCAGTCTTCGCTTCTGCCTTAGAAACAAGATTTGCTAAGTTAGAGACTCCTGCTATGGCTCTGTCTAACTGCCTTGAAACAGAGGTGTCTCTTTGACCTCTAGGCGTATTCTGAATCTCCTGATTACCCCTGTTCCTCGCAGAGTCTATTCTCTTGTAAACCACTGACCTTTGGATAGACCTATCTATATCAACCTTAGCTTCTGTATAGTATTGGTCAGTAGTATTTCTCACTTCTCCGATTAAAGAAAGTATATCTTCTCTAGTTTCAGCTTCCTTAACTTTAGCTGAAATCTCATCTACTCTGCCTTGATAAGCATCATTAATCGAAGCAGGTGTCATCGTAGCTTGTAAGAATTTTTCTTCCCAATGTTCGCCCGAACCTTTTGTCCCTCTCATCTTGTCTACCCCCCGACCTACCACCTCAACCACATTTCCTTTCACTTTTCTCATCTTATGTTCAAAACCGAAAGCATTTGCAATAGCAGTTACAACACCCCCTCCCACAGCCCCCACTGTAGCTTCTAAAACAGCCATAGTCCCCTCAGAAATAGCTTCCTTACCATACTCTTTAATCCCTTTAAGTATTTGTTTCCCTAACAGATCGCCTAAATCATTTTGCAGTTTTTCTATCTGAGCCTCATATTCTAAATTTACAACGGCATAAGTCCCTTTCCCTAACAATTTTGCAACTTCCTCAAAGACTACATCATCAAGTGGTTGAAGCTCACCTGTCGTTGACAGGCTTTCTCGGTCTTTCTCTTTCATCTTTTCTTTTAGCTCATTCAACTTACGAAGGAGATCGGCAATCGGAATAGCCTGTCTTTCAAGACCCCATAGGAAGTTGTCAGCCATTTTAGAAATGGCTCCTGATCGCTCTACGAAAGCACCCTCAGACATCTTCCTAGAAATTAAGGTACAAACTCTTCTCGAATCTTTTCTTAGCTCATCAAGTGCTCCTGTATTAGCTAACCCATCAAGCATTTCGTGAAGCTGATCTAACTCGGCTTTATATTGATCTCCACCATAAGCGGTGTCTACAGATACTTCTTCTCTATGTTGTTTATATAGCTCAGAAATAATACCACTTGCCCACTCTTGACTAATATTCTCACCAGAAATATCAGACTGCCCACGAGCTTTAGAAAGAATAGAGTTAATGTTATTCTCTAGGTTAGTATTTGGGTCTACCCAAGTATTGTCTTTTTGAGTTCTCTTGATGTGAGCAATAAACTCAAAGTCAGATAGCATTTCTTCTATCGTAGCATTCTGAATCCTCTCCCTCTCCCTCTCTCTTTCTTGCTCCTTCTCCCTCTCTCTTTCCTTTATTTTTTTCTTTTTTCGCTTCTGTGACTTCGTGGAAGCACCTGTCTTGAGCAAAAGTTGAGGGTCGATCTCAGAAATGATAATCGGAAGCAATAAACTACGCAGGTCAGGGTTGTCATACGCTAACCTAATTAATTGAGCTAATGTCTCGTTCATGCTTCACCTCTTTTGTAAACTATATATGCTGTATTATTATAATGACTCTCGATAAAGAAAGGATAAGAAATATGAAATCCCCTACCTTTTACTTTGCATATGGACTAAACCTAGAAGAGTTTAGAATGACAACAGAGTACCCCTCTGCACAGTTCTACAAGTTCGCAACCCTAAAAGGGTTCAGACTCGTCTTTGCAGGTAAGGATAAAGAAACAGGTAAAGGGTTCTGTTCTATTTCCCCTAGCAAGTACAACGACTATGTAGAGGGTGTTCTTTATACCGTAGACTCTAAAGAGCTACCTTCGCCAATAAACAAGTCTAAAGTATCTGAAATGGACATACTTACAGACGAGGGGGGATTCGTTAGAGCTAAAGTTTACTATGTAGATAGTGAGGAAATGAACACGCCCTCACTCAAATACCTAGAACGAGTACATAAGAAATACCAAGATTACGGGTTTAATATGAAAAACCTCGAAAGAGCCTTAGAGCTTCTGACTTAAAAAGCTAAAACCTCGTACCTGCTCCGTAAATGATACCCCAAACAAGATCACCCTCAGCATTGTAAGGCGAAGTCGTAACCCCTGCATACATCGTGCTGTCTTGAGAGGTAAGAATCTTGAAACGGAAAGCACCCACAGGAAATAACTGCCCGTCAAGCGTCAAAGGTCTGCCCACAGAAGCACCTGCGTCTATACCCAAACTCTTAGTTTTACTGATCTCATAACTCATAAGCTCATAGCTCGCCCCTAACATAAATGTTGGAGGTGTCTGAGTCTCTACTAGTAAACCGTCTTCTGTTACTCTCTTATTAGGTACAAGTGGGAGATTAAACACACCCCATAGGGCAAAGTCTCCAAAAACCTTACGAGAAAGAATAAGAGTCGCTGAAGCAGTCGGTACAGGTGAAGAACCCTTGTCGTACCAACCGATAAACATTTGAGTCGTGCCGAAGCTCACTTCCCAATTGTTTTCCTCTACTGTTTCCTCTGCTAGAGTAGTCGTGGGAAATAGAAGAACTAAGCTCAGAATCATTAACGATAAATATTTCAAGATACACCTTCCTCTATCATTAACGAATGTAGAGTCCTGTACCATCTTCAAACCGATCTTTCAAGTCCTCTGCATAAACATCATTGAACTCTTTTACTACCTTTACGCTATGACCATGAGTGCGAATGAATTCCATGTCATAGAGGTCTTTACCATTAAGAGTGATACGAACCCTATTCACAGCACCTCTATGTTTAGGTTTTGGAAATACTAAGGTAACGGCATTAGACGCAGTAAGAATCTGCTTTAACCCAATGAAAATTTGAAGCCTACGACTACCACCAAGCTGTTGAACTATGGTGTTAGCAATGATACTCGCTTGTTTTTCAAGGTTGGCTACTCTTATTTCTAAGTCTCTAAGGACTTCTGATGCTGTTCTTCTCATAATCATTTCTCCGTATGAGCTAAAGGTTAAAGGAACACCTAATAGAGAAGATAAACAAACAAAAAAAGGGATAGAAAAGTATGCACTTGTTGTTAAGTATAGACTTTTCTATCCCCTAGAATCAGTCTACTCCAAACTTCACTAACCAACGACCAACTGTGCTCGCACCACAATCAAGATACTTAGCAATCCTACGCTGACTCCAACCCTTACCCCTAAGCTCTAATAACAAGTCCTTGTCCATCTTCTTCTTAACAGCATTGTTGCGACCTTGAAATCCAAAGTCTAACTTGTATTTCATACAGTCGGGTACATGAGGGCTAACGATCTCAATAAACCTCTCAGCATCTTCCTCTCGGAAATGGAACTCTCCTGTCTCACCTTTCCTGAGTTTCCATCTAGGGGATAAACCAAACTTCTCAAAGATTAAGTAAGCGTTCGCTCGACTCTCCCCTTTAGCTCCAAAAGTGATACAAGGCCAATGACCACTAAACCCATCATCAAGATACCACATCGCAAATGCTAACTCGTCTACTTGATCTACAATGTCATACTTAACTACTTTCCAACCCTTATCCCTTTCCTCATAGAACAAGTCTCGGTACTCATTCAACATAGGGTGAGCATGGGTGCGAAAGATATAAGAAGTAAACTCTCGACTCATGGCTGTGGTCAACTCGCCACTAGACCACTTGCCCCATTTCTTTTGCTTCCATTCAAGATACTCTTTCTGATTAGGTGCGTGGCGTTCCTCATAATGCGAAGCGTTCGTCCTAAAGGCAATACGACCGTCACCAAGCATTGACCCGATAAGGATTGACTTTAGCTCTCCCTCAATCTTAGGTAAATCAAGCCGATCATATTTCGCAACTGTCTCAATCTCATAGCGTAGTCTCCAACTACGAATACGCTTCATGCTTGAGTCAAGACCCTCAGAAATCAAAAGCTCGTTGATCTGTTTCTCGGTTAAGCATTGGTTCACATAGAGGTCTACAAACCTCTCTCTACTGATAGGGCAAGGTATCGCTCTCATAGTGACTCCATGTGATATAGGACACCTTTAAGTTCTCTTCTAGTTAGCAGTTCGTATGTCACCCCAAACAACGCAATAAACCCACAGATAAGGGCGTACAAAACACCTACGAAAATCCCCCACCCAAGAGGTAAGGGGAACACATACCATAAGACCCACCCTACAAAGTCGTCAAAACTAAAGTAGCCAAGCATACCCCCTACAATGAATCCTAAGATGCAAGCTGACCCGACACAAAGATACAGGCACACAAGAGTAAGGAGGAAATATCCTACCTTTGCTAAGGCAAGCCCGATACCTTCATATATGCGTTCAAAAGCGTTCATTCTCTGACCTCTCTTTAGGTTCTAGTGTGGTTGGTTGTGTACCATTCGTACCACTAAGAACCTAAAGAGGTCAAGATTTATTTCACCTAGATACGAAAAAACCTCATCTCCCGAAGAAGATGAGGTTTAATCTGAGATTACCTAAGCCCACCTAAGTAGGCTTATTTACTAGCTATTTCTTAAAGATTAGCGAGTAACGGTAAGGCGAGCTAGACCCTTAGGGTTGTAGGCTCCAATACCCAAATTCTCAAATACGCTGAATCCAATTGTACGAGCCTTTGGATCGTCAGCAGAGAGAACGGTAAGCTCGGTACGAACAGGAATACGACCGAACATCTCAGGCTCACAGCAGACGTAAACAGTTCCAACAGGAACAAGACGGCTAGTGATAATCTGAGCACCCCAAAGGGTAGCCTGAAGACCTGTCTTGAGGAGAGCCGCTTGGCTCTCGATGTCAAGAATATCACGACCAAACTTACGGATGTCAGCGTAGTCACGAGCATTCATAAAGACACGAGCTACACGAAGATCGTGACGCTCAATCTGAGCGTATGCGTCAGCGAGAACAGCACCGTTAAGAGGAGCGATAACAGGAATGTCAGCGTTAGTCTGACCTGCGATTGAGTCGAAGCCCTGAGTCGCAACAGCATCGAGGATAGCGAATACACGCTCGTCCTCTGCCGCCTGAATCTGAGCACGAGCCAAGTCCTGTGCTCTCTCGATAAGATCGAAGCGTCTTTCCTTAATCTGAGTCAATGGAATCTCAGGGTTAGAAGCGATCTCAAAGAGAGGGAAAATGACACGACGTGGCTTGGTGATAGCAAGAATGTTCTCGCCTTCTTCACCAACTACGAAAGCAGTTACGTCAGGGTCTTTGTCGTAGATCGGCAAAGCACCATCAGGAAGTTGCTCTACGAGGAAAGTCTTACGACCAACACTCGTATAGTCACGACGAAGACGAAGTGGTTGTGTCATTGAAGCGGCTAGCTTGCTACGACCCTGTGGGGTCTTGATGTAGTCAGCAATGATCTTCTGCTTTACTGCGTTATCAACTGTATTACTCATTGTAGGCTCCTTTCTAATATCAGATGCGTTGGTCGTAGACTAACTCATCAGAGTTTGAGTCAGGAACAATTTTAAGAATACCGATAGTGGTAGCAGAAGCTTTAGCACCACCGAATGCGTCAGCGTCTGTAACAGTACCATTATCAGCAGATGTAAGATAACCGTTAACAGAAGCGATAAGTCTATCACCTACAGAGTAAGTAAAGTCAGTAGCTCCAGCAACATTAGAAAGATCACCTTTAGTCTCATAGAGCTTATTTCCATAAGTACCCTGAGCTGAAACGTAAGGTCCTCTGTTAGAAGCAACGCCAGGTTGATTCTCAAAGGCATTTCCTGCGGCATTGTTGAGGAA